CGAGTGATTTAGCATTGCATTCTAATAAAAAATTCTGGTTTCAATGCGATAATTGCCCACATTCATTTGACATTTCTTTAAATAATATAAATTATGAAAAGTGGTGTCCATATTGTTGTCATAATCCTAAATTATGTGATGACGAGGATTGTGATACATGTAGGAATAAAAGTTTTGCATCTCATCCAAAAGCAAAACACTGGCACCCAACTTTGAATGGCGAGAAACACCCTCGTAATTTAACTCGTGGCTCAGATAAAAAATGCTGGTTTCAATGTGATAATTGTCCACATTCATTTGAAGCATCATTATGGCATATTACTGGTAATGGAAGGTGGTGTCCATATTGTTGTGTTCCAATTAAAAAATTATGTGATTGTCCGGATTGTGATATATGTTTCAATAAAAGTTTCGCATCACATCCCGATAGTGAATTCTGGCATCCGACCAAAAATAATGAACTACAGCCATGCAACGTAGCATTAAAATCTCATAAAAAATGCTGGTTTCAATGTGATAAATGCCCACATTCATTTGAATCAGTATTATCCAGTATTACTGGTAATAGAAGGTGGTGTCCGTATTGTTGTATTCCTTGTCAGAAATTATGTGATAGTGAGGATTGTGATATATGTTTGAATAAAAGTTTTGCGTCTCATCCAAGAGCAAAAAACTGGCATCCAAATTTGAATGGAGATTTAAAACCGAGAGAACTAACATTGCATTCTAATAAAAAATACTGGTTTCAATGTGATAAATGTCGACATTCATTTGGCACTACTTTAGCTCATATTACTAATGATGGAAATTGGTGTCCAGTATGTAAAAATAAAACAGAGAGAAAATTATTGGAATTTTTAAAAACTAAAGAAATGTCGGTTGAAATACAACTAAAATTTGATTGGTGCAAAAATCCAGAAACAGGAAGATATTTACCATTTGATTTTCAAGTTTTCGGAAAAATAATCATAGAATTAGATGGGGCTCAACATTTTAAACAAGTTTCAAACTGGCAAAGTCCAGAAGATAGTCAGAAGAGAGATATCTATAAAATGGAACAAGCATTAAATAACGATAAACATATTATTCGCATTGAACAGGTAGATGTTTGGCATGATAAGAATGATTGGGAGAATAAATTACTTGAAGCAATTGCTAAATTAAAAGGAATTTCGGAACCAGAATTAATATGTATTGGAGACAATGAACTATATAAACAATATTCAGTAGAATAAGTAATCTCTCTATCCATAACTCAAGATTTTTAAAATTAAATTTTTTTATAGTGTAAAATATATAAATGAATGAAAAGGTAGGAGAAGGAACTTATGGATGTGTGTTTAAGCCAAGTTTAAAATGTAATACCAATATTGGTAGTTATGAAAATAAAGTTTCAAAAGTTATGAAAAACGGTGATGCCAATGATGAATTAAAAGAATATAAAAGTATTTCAAAAATTGAAGGTTTAGAAAAATATGCAATCACTCAACCAATTTTATGTAGGCCAATCGTAGATGATAATTATGTATCGAGTGTGGGTAAATGTAAAAATCCATCAATTAAACATGTAAATAAAAATAGACCCAGTCATACTATGTTATTATATGAAGATGGGGGTATAAATATTACCAATTTTATAGTTAATATTTTCAAAAAAGTAGAAGAAAAAGACCAGCATCATTTTTTAACATCATTAATTACATTAATAGATGGGTTATTGTTTTTTAAAACCAAAGATATTGTTCATAGAGATATAAAAGCCGACAATATTGTTTATAATATTAATAATGGAAAAATAAAATATATTGATTTTGGTTTAATGATTAAAAATTCAAAAGCAATAGAGTTGTCTAAAAAAAGCAGAGAAGGTTTGGCTATAGATCATAGTTATTGGCCGTATGAAAATAAATGTAGAAATTTTAATAAATACACTACATTGAGTAAGTGCGGGTATTTAAAAGACAATAAAAATCATAGTTATGATGATTTTTTAGAATTAGCAATGAATTCTTTTGATTTATATACATTGGGATTAGTTTTTCATCAAATTGGTGAATTTTTAATGCTACATGTTGATAAATATAAAAAATTTGGGAGAATTATGAGAGATAATTCAAAATTCTATATAATCCCTGATATATTTGAACGAGAAACAAATATTAAAAAATTTAGAGACGAATATACAAAGTTATTAAAAGACCATAAAATTTATTTAACAAGCGGCACACCATCTCCAAGTGTTAAAACACAAGATAAAGTAGAAAATATTTTTAAAGAAGAATTGAAAAAAGAAATTAAGAAAAAAGAATGTCCGCCAGAGAAACCTATTCATAATCCAAAAACAAATAGATGTTTAATTATGTGTAAAGATGGATATATACGCAATGAAGAATATAAATGTGTTAAATCATTGACGAAAAAATCTTTAAAGAAAAAACCGTTGAAGAAAAAGTCATTGAAGAAAAAAACACCCATAATGTCTAAAAAATCAATATGTGCTAAAAAAAATATGGATTATAATGCAAAGACAAAACGTTGTAATAAAAAAAAGTAAAGCCTACTGAAGAAATATGATTATATTTTACACACAATAAAAAAATTTACCCACGCCTAATAAATTTTTTTATTGTATTACTCTATGTTTTGTTATTTACCAAGTAAATACGACCGTGAAAGCCTTGTTGTTCCAGACATCGCACTTAACGCCCTCAAAATGCATCTTGTCGCCCTCGTTCCACAGGTCAGTTGTCTCCTCCGCAATAGGAAGATACTTTGAGTCAGGGTTACACATCTCAACCAACCAGTCACTCAAGACCGCCGAGGGATAGCCACCGCCATTACAGTTCGCCTTGAAATGGTCGCGGTCAAAGTTAATACGCCTCACCGTCAAGCCCTTGCTGGCTGCGTTATTAATTCCCCGCTTGATAGTGTCGTGATACTTGGTGGTTGCCGCAACAAACAAGTCATCCCGAATCTTCTCCGCCTTGATTACATCGTTCGCCTCACGCTCCGCCTTCTTGACCTCCCGCTCTGCCTTCTTTGCCTCCCACTCTGCCTTCTTGGCTTCCTTCGCATCCAACACAGTCTTCTCGTTCTCAATCTGCTTCTCGGTGGCGGCAACACGCATCTTATCGGCGAAAGTCATTTTTAGTTTGTGTGATTTATATCAGTATGTTTGTGATGAATTGAATAATATATTGCTTTGCGTATTCAATTTTTTTTACATCTAACGAAATTGAAAAAAGTTCATTCATCTTTTCTGTCGTTTCCCAGGTAGCAGAATGGGTCAGTGTCTGGTGGTTCAGGTGGTTCAGGTAGAGGCAGTCCAGGGCATAATGTTATTCGCCAAGAATTCATAATCCACGGAAGCGGATTGTGCCCGTTATTTGTAATAGGAAGCACCATAGCCACCAGACCAAGAGAGAATAAATGCCGTATTGGAGGAATTTGAGGAATATACATTTTATATTATATACAAACATAATTTTTAAATAAAAATTGATATAGTTATTCCGTTATTACTAACTAATATATCAAACCAACTTATATTCCATATGCTACTAACAAGACATTTTAAACCTAATAATTATCTTAATATGCGGGATAAGATTATCGCAGGAATAAGAAATAAAAATTATATAATCCGCAACAACAATTCTCTCTTCTGGTGTAACGCAGCGAAAAAATTTGCGAATATGACGAAGACAATATACCAACGCATTAATATGCTTATAGGGTTTGAAATATCGCCAGTGGAGAAACAAATAATTCGCGACGTCCAAGTAGGTTGTATTGGTGGTCTCATTACAGGTTATATTATAATCTATAACCAGTAATTACAATACAAAAATCAAATCTCTCTTTTTTTTTATATGAAATTAAATAAATTAAAAAAAAATTGATGGTGGTGATAATATATTTATTATATTGTATCATACTAACCACCAATAAATAATGTTCCAGACTATGCTAATCCACGCAAATAAGATTTCAGCACACAACACTTACAGGTCAAGCATTATTCAAATGACTGATACACACGAGAGCGAAAAGTCGTTTAGTGAGTGGTATAAGACCCATACTACAACAAAGTATCCCGAATCAATTCACGATGATTTCTATCGCAACAACAAAGTAGTAACTCCCGATGACTGGCGTAATGTATGTTTTGCGATTCGGTTTGCCGAAATTGCCGCAAGTGATAATGTTAATGCGATGACCTCGTTGCGTATCGAAGAGGAAACTAAGTTAGTAGAAGCAATTGATAGTGCGTATGCTACTGAAGCGATGCTGGTAATGGCGAACGCAATTGATGAGGCGTGGCAACTAAAAGCAATTGATTTGGTTAATGTGGCTCAAGAGAGGGTAGATGCGGCAGAAGTAAAGGAAGTAGATGCGAAGCGTATATATGAAATGGCTGCTATGAAAACGATGGAAATTGATATGATGGAAGAGTCAAGGCAGGAGTATGAAATGGTTGCCGAGAACACAAGGGTGATTGTATTGATGGAAGAATTAAGGGTCGCTGAATCGCTGTCCCGGGCATGGACCATGACGGCACGGGATAACCAGGATAAGTGGTGGGGTTTTGAAAATTGTTATTATTAAAGATTGAAAATAATAGTCATTATTATTGAATATTATTATCGTATTTATTTTTTTTGTTTTTATTTCATAAACTATTATTAATCACCACCTAATGATGACGGGCAGGTGGAGGTGGGAGGAAACCACCATCGCGGACACGGGTAAGGTCCTTGTTCTTGAAACGAGTCTCACACATTAGCTCGCCACCCATAATACCCGTGATATTAGCAGCCTGGTGAGTGTGGTGCTCGTTAGACTCCATCTTCTGGACATCAAACTCAACATACTCGCCCTGGACCAGATACTTGTAAAGGTCACCGCCAGCAGAGATAGACGAATGATGAGAAAAGATATCGGGGTTCTTGAACTCCTCGTGAGAAGTCATTAGGGTAATGAAACCATACCCAGACTTGTTATTAAACCATTTTACAATACCGACCTGCTTTGTAGATGTTTGCTGTACCACGGATTCAACTGACATTTTATAAATATATATATGGTTTCGGCTTTAAATTAGTTTATATATATAATATAACCAATAGTTATATGGTAAATTGCGGACATTATGGTTTCAATAATATCAAATGTAAAAAGTCCTATCATCTTCACGTTAAAAATAAACCTTTTTGTTTAAATCACGCCAAGTTATTATACAATAAACCGACTACAATAATCCAGAGCCATTACAGAGGATATAAGGCACGCCGACTTCTCAATAATATTTATTATAACCTACCAACTGACTTACAACATATCGTCATATCTTATATGAATACTGAACATTACAAACAAAAATATGTACGCACAATTCAAAATATTATTATAAGGAAAAATTCTGCTCTACATAATTATAATTTTTCGAATGAAAAATTATCGTTTGAGTATCTATACGATTGCTACAAATTGAACTATAAATATCACTCGGTAATACAACTTAATTATTTGAAACACTCTTTTTTCCTGGGAGAACAACTGTTGAACCTATGTGATGTTTTATTAGATCAGGATCAAGTAATAATGACGAATGAGACATATGATATATTCAGTAAAATTAAACTCACCGATTTAGACCAGCAAAAGGTAGTTGATTTAATGGATATGATTTACAAATTCGCATCTATATATAAATATCTTAATTATAGTAATAATAACCCTGCTGCGTAATCATAATTAGGTATTTGCGAATAATTGAGTTTTCTAATATACTTAAGTGCTACAAGTAAGTTTTCATTTATATTATTATTCAACACCAGCCTCGTGATTGTTGATATATCCTTCTGTATATCTATTGTATTATTAGTATAATTAATATACGCAGCATCGTCTAACAACATATACAAAATAATATATATAAGAGCCTCCATATCATCTCTCCGTGTGGGTTCAATTAAATTTAATACATTCTGGCTTATATAATTAGGGCTTCCAATAATATTATTTATGTTTCTCTCTTCTATGTGTTTTTTGTTATGAATAATTTTTTTAGCCATACCAAAATCAACTATATACGGTTCTAACTGTGAGTTAATACATATATTAGCAGGCTTCAAATCACGATGAACCACGCCTGCTTTATGTATATCCTGCATAGTATCCACTATTTTATCTACCATAATTTTCAATCTCTCTTTATAATTGTTAGAATTGTAATAATTTGCTTTGAAATCTTTCAAATTCAACTCATATAAATCTAATACCAGATGATAATTATTATCAAATAAAAAAAAATCAACAAGAGTGGATATATTTTTCACCGACCGTAAATGCTTATACATATTTGCCTCATATTTCAGTATTTGGCTATCGTTATTGGATTTTACGGCATATTTCTTATTATTAAAACTACATTCATACACTACACCAAAACTCCCTTCACTTATGTATTGTTCTATTTTATATTTGTTATTAATCATTAAGATAGTAGCAAATATATATTTATCTTCTTTTTATACATCTGCTACTTTTTTTACGTTGTTTTTAATGTTGCTTTTTTGTAAAAATTTCATAAATAATTCGGGAGCCATGGATAATGTATTCATATATGTAGAGTATTTGAAGTTCGCCACGAGAGTATTGGTTTCAAGCATCTTTACACTAAAGAACCAGTATGCGGGAATTTGTAATAGTTTGTTTGGAGTTAGTGTTATATGTAATAACTTTACCTTATCAAATTCATTCTTATATTCGGGTTGTGGGTTATAGACATCTACCATAGATGTAAATTTAAAATTATCATAATCTTTATCCACAAATAGGTATTTGTGGTCTTTTGGAGGACATAATGTAACCTCAATTGACCCTGAAAGTACCGATAAGTAATTCCTGCTATTCAAATTATACCCAAATGGAGTATAAGAATTTACAGAACCGAGCAGCATATCATATTCAATTGTAGATGTTCCAACTGGGCGGAGAAATATATCATTTACCGAAAATTGTTTCGCAAGCGATGTTTCTTCTAAAAATTCCTTGTTATTTTCAGACATATAATTACCCGATGTATCCTTATTCAATAACTCAAGAGCAGTTGTAAGTTTAATGGGTATAATTGTACCAGTTGCTTCCTTGTTAATAAGTTTCACATCAAAATTACCATAGTTTTCTTTCATACTGGGTATATCAAAATTTACGATGTTAATATTATCTAATAATAGCGGTTGTTTCAACTCACATAATTCCTCAAATCTCTCCTTTGATATATTATCCATTTCATATATTTCTAAATAATTGCTTGTTTTATATTGGCTATAAATATGAATGTATATGAATAATGTAATACAGAGTATCAATAAATTTATTAGGATTTCCATCTTAATAAATTTATACATATTAAATTTTTGTTTTATACTCATTTGGTTTTACTTAATCAAGATTAACGGGTGTTTTCATAAAATCAAGAGATACTGCTACTTTGGATGAGTCGTCAACCATAAGAGATACAACTACTTCTTCGCTGTTGGTGATGAGCCCAACTGGCTCGGCAACTTCCGCTGGCTCGTCCTCTTGTGAGTCCTCGTCGCGATCGCTAATATCAATTAATTCGTTTTGACTATCCGTATCAAGCATATTGTCTAAATTCTCCTCTACAAGTTTAAGAGCACCTAAATCATCGCGCTCGCTAATATCAATTAATTCGTTTTGACTATCCGTATCAAGCATATTGTCTAAATTATCCTCCACAAGTTTAAGAGCACCTAAATCATCTTCGATACGATTAATCTCTTCTATATCATATAATTCGGCGGCATCATCGCACTCATTTTCGTGAATATTTAACACTTCGCCCTCACGATTATCAACCATAGAGGACTGCATCATACTCCGTAGCATTTCAGCTACACCACCACCCTGATCCATATCAAACATACCACCATTTTCATTTCCATTCGTATCACCAATCATACTCTCTAACCCCGAAATCCTATTCTCTAAAAATACCTCTCTATCCTTCATCTTTAGCATTTCTGTATGTGTATCAATGCTCTGCTGCTGGCTTTTGATAACAAGTGTTTTTAATTCATCGTAGTTGTCGCTTAAAGTGCTAATCCTCTCTACTAGAGGACTACTATCGAATGAGACCGAACCATTCGTATTACTAATAGATGCGCTTAACTCATCTCGCAGCGAACTATTACTCGTTTTAATTGCTTCAACTTCTTGAATAAGAAACTTTAGATTTTCATGGACTACGACTTTAGACAACTCTATAATTTTTTCGTCCATCGATTCTTCAATTGCGCGAAGTTTTGAATCGTGGATCTGTAGTATTTCAAGTGGCTTCATGGATTGTTTAGGTGTATTATCATTGGGGGTTACATTCGCCTTGGAAGCGGGTGTAGATTTTTGTGTAGATTGTTGTGTAGATTGTTGTGTAGATTGTTGTGTGATTAGTGGTGGGACTGGTGTCGCAACGGGTTCCGCCCTTCTACGTCTTGCTGAAGCAATTGCCGATGCACCGCTCATATTATTATACTAATACTTAATTTCTTTTTAAATTATTATTAAATTGTTATTCACGCATTAATAGATTAATATTATCGTGATATTGGTAATCATTTAGTTTGAAATCATCAACCGTGTAATCTTCAATATTATCGTGAGTATTTAGTATATCTAACGTTGGAAACGCATATGGTGTCCTGGTTTTTTGTACTTTTAAATTATCAATATGGTCGTCGTATATATGAGTATTACCGAGATAATAAACAAAATCACCCGCAATTAGTCCTGTGTGATGAGCCATTAAACGAGTTAGCATAGAATACGAAGCAATATTGAATGGAACACCCAGACCAACATCACCGCTACGCTGATATAAAGCACAACTTAACTTATTACCAGCCGAAACATTAAACTGGCATAAAATATGGCAAGGTGGTAAAGCCATATCATTAATCTGGCAAGGATTCCACGCAGTCATAATTAGTCGGCGTGAATTTCTTGTTTCGGGATTTTTTAGTTGGTCTATAATATATTTTAACTGGTCGACACCCTTACCTGTATAATCACTATCACAATTATCATACTCAGCATTGAAATGTCTCCACTGAAATCCGTAAATAGGACCGAGGTCATCTTCTTCGTTATTGGTTAGACCACGGGAATCTAAAAACTCACGACTACCATTACCATTCCAGATTTTTACATTCTGTGCCTTTAGCCTTCTATTTGATGTATCACCCTTAATAAACCATAGTAATTCTTTAAGGCAAGTCTTCCATGCTAATTTTTTACTGGTTAAAAACGGTACAATATTATCGTTAAGAGTAAAATGCATAGCACAACCAAATACCGCAAGAGTTGAACCGTTCCTCCCTACAAATTCCTCATTTTCGTTCAATATATCATCAATTAAGTTTAAATATTGGTTTTCTTCGTGCTTTTCACCATCAACAACACTATCTACTCCATGACGGTATTTATTATTATTCAAGGTATACTTTAACATTTAATAAATATATTATACGAATGTTTTTAATTTATATTTTTTTAAACATTTATGTTATTTAAAATTTTATTATAATATTTATTTCTCGACATACTTCATATATGTCGATTGGAATGGATAGTTTAGAATTTGGATCATCGAATAACTTAAGCCCTGGTGATTTTTTTAATCACGTTTTCAATTTTGATACTGAAAACAAAGCCAATATGTTAAATCTCGTTCAATATATACTTATTGGTATTATACCAGTTGTATTAACACTGAAAGCAATTAAGCAGTATGTCCCAGAGGAAGATGAGGACAAAGGCAACCTTGAAATTAGTCTTGAAGTATCTTTACAGTTATTTGCCATCTTCTTTTCTATATGGTTCATTGATAGAATGATTAGGTATTTCCCAACATACGCTGGCGTATCTTACCATAAATTTAACGAACTCAACTTTGTATTACCATTATTAATCATTTTAGTAACAATGCAAACTAAACTGGGTGCCAAAATCAATATTTTATCCGAGAGAATTATGGATTTATGGAACGGTAATATGAGTTCGCAGGCAGGATACGCTAATCAGGGAGCCCACCGTGCCGGACAGCAAGGGGGAAATGCTGGTATTCACCAGAATAGTCGTGCCGACGTTCTTGATAATACTATGATTGCTCCCCCACCACAGCAAATGCCACCGCAGGCGAATATATCTATGATTGATTCCCTCCCCAATATGGTGGATTCGGGTGGCGGTGGTGGTGGCGAGCCAGGTTTAAGTTCCTTCCAAAACCAAGCTATTAACAACTCGTTTCTGGAGTCTATGGAGCCTATGGCTGCTAATGGTGCTTTCGGCGATGGATTTGGTTCCAGTTTCTAAATTAATATTTTTTATAATTATCAAAAATATTAATATGATTAAGTTATTTTTTATCATTTTTTGCTTGCTTTTTTTAAAAAGTCCACAATCCTCGTAAGAAACATTTTAATTGCCTTCCTCACACTTTCATTTATCTTCATCATGATCGGCATAGGTATTAATTGGACCACAAACAATACTAAAACAATAATACTTAAAACTACAGATAGGGCAATGTTCCCTGCTTTCGTACCATCAACCTTTGTGTAATATTGTGAAATTGAATCCGCGTCAGTAGGCATATCGTCTGAGTCAGAGCCATTATCGTATTCGTCCATCCAATATACTATATTATCCGTAACCCCCATCTCTATTCCCGTTACAGCTGCGTATATCATCAACGTAGCAAATGATACTGATAAAATTGGAACTGTTAATACTTTCAGTTGATCACGAATATCTTGAGGTATTTGTGCAATTCTTGATAATAGTGTAAAACTTATAGAAAGAACAATAAAATATACGGGATACCAAAAGATACTATTCACAAACGGCCATACTGGTGGGTCAGGGTTTTTCGTGCCTCTTATGTAAAATGCTTTCAATATACCAAGCAAAATAACAATAGCAATTAAATCATATGTGTAAGGTATCATTCTTATAAAATTGAATAACACATGTATTTCAGTTCCCGCCCCATCGGATGCATTTTTATTACCCACTTCATCTTTTATCCCAAAAAACATAACAAAAATAGCGGCAATCATTAATAAAATTACGGCTACGGATTTTAAACCCGAATATAAGTGATATAACGGACCAGCAAGTTTACTTGCGTCTTCAAATATACTCCATAAAACAACCCCTATTATAAACAAAAAGAAGATTAGCCTTACACCATATAATCCTTTTAAAACAATCGGGTATTTTTGATCAATTTTATTAACGATTGGGTAACCACCATTAACCGCAGATTTCACAGCAATTTTAATTCCGTTTGTTAAGAAACCAATTAGTTTTTGCTTAAGATCACCGGTACCGCTTATCAACTGACTCATTGCTTTGCCTTTGGCGTTATCTTTAGCACCCTCTAACGCATCACCCGCTGCGTCTCCCGCTGCCTCTTTCGCCATATTTCTTAAACTATTAAATGACATAATCTATTATATATGCATATTATTATTCTACCATATTTTCATCTAAATCTTTAATATGATTTTTGATATGATTTGTAGTACATATTTTCTTGATTATTTTTTCATCATTAAATACTCCAGCACAAGTTTTTAAAATACGGGCAAAATAATCTTGTTTGCTTGGGTCTTCCATATAATTTGGATTATTATCTAACCATTGTTTTATTAGTCTAAAATGGCTCTTGTTTAATGTTTTTAATGCGTCTTTTATTTTTGATTTATCAGTATCTTTCTCCCACTTGTCGTCTGCTTTTATATATAGAGTATCTCTTTTAGTATCGGTACAGTGGATAGGTCTCTCGTATAAACTTAATTTTTTCATATTTTCAATAAAAACATTTGTTAATCCTGCTTCCAGTCCTTCCTTTTTGGAGAAGTCTAAATTTTCTAATGTGAGTTGGATTTGGCTGATGAAATCTTTAATATCTATGGCGTCCTTACACTTTTCATTCAAGAAAATATTGATATTGAATTTTTGGTTATTGTTGATGGTGTTATTATTGGTGGTGGTATTATTAATAACCTTTGGTATAATATCAATTAGTTTATTGGTTGTTTCATTTTGAGCGTAAAGCATTTGTTTGATGTCTTTATTTTCCTGTATCAACTTCATAATGGTTTCTTCATTAATAGAACCTATTGCTAATGTTTTCTCTTCATTTTTATTTACTTCATTTTCAATAATCTCACAAGTTTTTTTATGTTTAGATAGACTGGACTTATGTTTATATTTTTTACCACATAAACAATCAAATGATTCGGCATCTGTATCTATTGATGTATTCGGTGTAATTGATGTAATCCCGTTAGTCGTACATAGTCCTTTATGTTTAGCAGTCAATAAATGCCGATTATAATCTCCTGCCTTACCACAATTGAACTTACACGCACCACACGAGAAATTAAATAGTTTTTTTTGATGTAATGATGTAATATTTTTAGCCATCGTTAGTCTATTATTAGTCATATATTAGCCTTATATTAGTATTTTACAAATTATATTTTAATTACAACGCATAACTTACCATTTGAACTTTAATTATATATTTAAGGTTTGTTTTATGGTGTGATGTAAAATTTGATGTAATTGATGTAATTGATGTAAATGATGTAATTTAATTAGCATTTGTTAGTCTAAATATTTTATCGTATATAATAGGTATTATATAATTTATTGTATCCGCTAAAAAGGGTTGTATAATATTATATCGTAAATATGCTTATGGTTTGATGTAATTTGATGTAAAATTAGTTAGTCGTAATTAGCCATAATTAGCCATAATTAGCCTAAAGTTAGTCTCTCTTGTCTAAAAAACAAAAATATTTTATTCTTAAATTTATATATTTTTACGGTTTTTAAAACATTTTATATTTGGTTTTCTTACGACTATGGTAAGAAAAGCAAATTATTAAGTTTTTGAGTTTCAAATTCCATAAGGTCTAATCCATTTCTAAAATGGACATTTATTTTATGTCCATTTCAAAAAAAAAATTACTTTATCAAATTCTCAAAATATTTCAACATATAACATAAAATATATAATGAGAGCATAATGCTGTAAAACCAAAAATCACTAATATTTCAGTATTTTTCAATATAAAATGAAGTAATATGTTTGGTGGGATAAATTGTTGTAAAATGTTGTATTTTTATTTATGTAGGTAAATATGTAATATATAAAATAATATGCTTATCTATTATGGTATAGGCTAATATATGGTGGGATAAATGGGATAAAGTGTTGTATAATGTTGTATTTGTAATTTATGTAGTAGAATTATAAATATATGAAATAAATGCCGCATCTATTATGTATCTACTATTATAGGAGGGACAAGTGGGATAAAATGTTGTATTATGTTGTATTTATCCCAGTCTATTAGACCACCATATTATATTACACAAAAAAAAATTGAATACGATACACCATATATGTATTATAAGCACCAATAGAAACTAATAATGCTCTAACAACGTGGGGTTGGCAGCCCCTCAAATATAATATAGAAACCCCCCTCCTAAAGTGATAAAAACGGGAAATATTTTCATACAGGACTGATCATCTCAACTCTCTAGCCCGGAGCAAAGAAAATATTTACAAAGGCATATTGAAAAAATGTATAGCTTTTATCCGTTGAGCTCAACCTTTATCACACACAAACAACCTTCTAACTTAAATCATTCACAGCGTATTATTGCGACGTAATTCTTACGGTCGTTATGGGATTAATCCGGTATTATATTCTAATCATGGGATGGCCTCCTTGGTGAAGCAATATAAAAACCGGTCCTGTAATAACTGTCAAACGGAATTTAGCGAAATACCAAACTCCCCGATTGTGATAATATATCACAATTTTTTTTCTAACTTTAATTGAAGTTAAAAATGATAAACGGATTTATGGGATAAATCCAGAGCAACCCCTACGGGGTCGCTGCCCGAAGTTTATAAGGGTTTTTTAACGATTTATATAGAATTAATTTAGAATTATTTGATGAAGTTGAGAGATTTGAGGTTAGTGAAGTAGATTTATATATATTTTTTAATTAAATAAAAACTGATGAGAAATTTCTTATTTTTATATAATCATAAACGATTGAATGCCGATAGAAAAAGTAGA